GACTGTCAACAGATGTGAGGGCATCGTTTAATAGTTGACTCCAATCTGGACCTGGTGTTGATGATACTGTAGGGAGGGTTAGTCCCATATAAGTTGTACTCATTATTTATTCTCCAAGTCTTTGATTAATTTTTGCATTATTTAACCTTTAATTTAATATCTTGACCAGCTTCTTCTTCCATCTTAGATTTAGTCGCTAGTACCCAGTCAACTCCTAATTTTAAATCATAATCACCCCAACTACCTATACTAATTAAAGAACCGTTGGGTCCGAATAAGTCCATCCTATTCATTTCTGGAAGATAATTATGACCCATCGCTGTAAATGAACGATAGAACCATTGGTTTTTTCTTTTGTACTTGAACTTGTAACTCATAATTGTTTCCTTTAAAATGATTATTTTACTCTGATTAGATATTGACAAGTAACATATAATGGTTTGTTTTCATGAGCTGTTCCTGAACCTGTACTACTTGTAGCTCCTGTACCACCTGAACCTGTATTCCCAGTACCACCAGAACCTGTATTCCCTGTACCACCAGAACCGGTATTAGCTGCTGAAGAAGCACCTGTATTCCCAGTACCACCAGAACCTGTATTCCCTGTACCACTTGCAGCAGATGTCCCTGTTACATTGTTACTACCACCCAAAGATGCTGTAGCACCTGCTGCTGCCGTAGTCCCTGACACATTACAACGACCATATGAGCTGCTGTCGGTCTCAACTGTCCCGCCCGCTTCCCAACGTAAAGTACTTGTGAAATTAGAACCATCTGTGGGTAACCATCTTAATTGTCCTGGGTTTCCTGCAACTGTCAAATCGGCACCTAAAGAACCATCTGTGTGAGTATGTGTTGATGAAGCGAAGGTCCCTGATAGAGATGTTGCAAAACTACCAGCACCGTGAGTATGACTAGGACCTGCGTGTGTATGACTAGGTCCTGCGTGTGTGTGAGCTATTGAGTGAGTATGACTAGGTCCAGTATGAGTGTGTGATGGACCAGTATGAGTGTGGCTAGGACCTGTATGAGTATGTGCAGCTAAGTTAGCCTCAGTTAAAGAGACAGTATTAGCTCCACCAGTTGAACCAGATGAAGAGCTTCCCATTATGAATCTAGAGTCATTTAAAGTAGGAGTATTTTCTGCACCAGAGTCTCCAATAGTAGCTGAAGCATTTACAGCTGCACCATCACAGTATTGCCATCCAGCAGAATCCATAACACCAGAAGATGGAATTGCATGAGCACCTGTTAAGTTTGATGATATTGCTATTACTGATCCTAAAGGAACTATTCCGTAACCTACTGGAGCAGCAGTGAATGTTTTAACACCAGAGATGGTTTGTGCTGAAGTAGTATCAACAATATCTGATTCAGAACCAACAAGACCCATGGAGAACCTTTGATTGGTTTCATTCCACACTAAACTAGCATCTGCTCCAGAAGAACCTCTTTCTATAGAGACACCAGCTACATCATCAGCTGGAGCAGAAGTACCTGCCTTATTTAACAGGATGTTAGCATCTTCTATATTGAGATTGGCTGTATCGATTGTAGTGGTTGTTCCTGATACTGTGAAATCCCCATCAACAACAAGATTATTTGAAACCCTGACTTCACCTGATGCTTTGATTATCATCTGATTAGTTGTGCCAGCAGTTCTGAAGTAAATATCCTTGGCTGCTGTGACTGTGTTGATGTAAAGATCATCTTCAATAAAGATAGAAGCTTCTGTAGATGCTCCTGAGTCTGTCAATTTGATATTGGCTCTATCTGCATCAGTGATAGCTAAACCACCACCAGAAGTAAAGCTAGGTGCTCCTCCGATACCGATATTACCTGTTGTGATGATGTCATTGTTACCTAGGTTGGCATTGATACCACCATTAGCAGTTATCTGAATATTATTACCTGAAGCATTTTTGTAATATAGATCACCATCTTTTACCGAGACAGAGAGATTTGTTGCATATAAGGTTGAGAGATTCTTGAATGTTGCTGCTCCAAGATCCTCTATAGCGAAGTTACCAAAAGGTAAGGTAGCGTTAATATTGAGTGCTGCCGTTGTGATCCTTTGTCCTGATCCACTTGTATGATCATGAGAATCAATATTGGTAATTGCTGTATTAATTTCTGAAGCCCATAGTGGACCAATCGTTACACTAACTGTGGGAAGTGTCAAACCCATATAAGTTGTACTCATTATTAACCTTTCTTTAGAATACCCACAAAGAAACTGTAACTGATCCAGCTGCTGTGAGTTTTAAGTGTTGCTCGGTTGAGAGTGAGCTTCTGTGTACAGCAGATGCTGTGTTTGTGTCTACGATGATCCACCCTTGGGGTACTCTACCAAGACCATGATCAATCAAAGTCTCAGATGTTGTAAGGTTTATTCCTTCTATCAGTATTCCATCAAGGATTTGCTTCTTGATGATTTGTAACGACCATGATTTGACGTTGTTCTGAACTCGATCCAGATTGCTATTCAAAGATTTAATAACCTGAAATGATTTCATTTAGTAATCCCAGCCATTGTCTATATCAAACCAGTTGTTTCTTCTGACATCTTGTACTGAATCTGGAGCACCTGAGTCTCTATTGGCTGACATCTTCTGTATTCTCTCAATAAGACCAGCTTTCCTACGTTCCATAACAGTAGTGGAGCTCTCTTCTTTAGATAGGCATTTCATTGCTACGTCAACTACGATATATTCTTCCCATCCATTAACTCCATCAACTGTGTCTGTATCAGAAGAAAGAAGTGTGATTGCAGGGGTATACCATACTTTGTAAGTTCCAGCAGCATTATCTGTTGGTTGTAATTCGATTGTGCTACCCATTATTCTGTATCTAGATGATGCTGTGACAGAGTTAGAACCGAATATAGCATTGCTTGAATTCAGTCTGTTTCTCTCATTGAAGTTGAACTTGGTTAAGTTTGCATAATCATTGGTAGTCAACTTGAGATCAACTCCTCTTAACTTATAGAAGTCTGATGGCAATGTGAGTGTACTGACACCTGTTGCTATCGTCTGTTCTGCAGAAGTAAGGTAGTAATCTTCATATGATGCAACAAGGAGGTCATATAACTCTGAATATGATGAGTTGATATAGGAGAGAATCTCTGAGTCAGATATGAAGTCACTGTTCTCCATGTCTGCTTCTTCTCTTGATCTTGTGCGTAATTGTAATAATGTTTGTGTTAAAGCCATATTGGTTATTCCTTATTTAAGGATTTTTATCATTCTTTTCATAGACTTAGCAACTGCATCAATATTCTCTTCTCTGACTGCTTCCATGAGAGTCCTAGATAGTTCTCTGACAGCTAGTTCTTGGTCTTGATCCATATCTTCAGACTCTTCCATCTCTTCCATCTCTGTATCTTCGTGAGATGATTTATCGTCTTTACTTGGTTTGCCTTTTGCTAGGATTAGCATGGCCATCTTCTTCTTGTCACCCATCAACATAATAATATATCCTTTGTTTGAATTGAAATTGTTTGTATAGTAGTACTCATAGAGGTCGCTACTGCCCACTTATAAAAAAAAGAGGAGGAAATTAATCCCCCTCAATCTTTCTACTTAGCTAACTTACTGATTATGTAGCTAACTTAACTGTTCCGTTAAACCCTGGAGCTTTACATCCAACGTTTCCGTAGAATCTTGCTCGTACTTGAAATGCATCATCAGAAGCACTTTGCTGTAGAACGTTTCCTGCTCGGTCAACGATTTGAACTGCTTTGCCTGGGCTAAGAAGTTTCATTGTGTCTAACTGAAGAACCCATGCTTGATCATCAGGACAGTTTAGGTCTGGAATCACTTTAAGTGGTCCGACTGGGCTGTTAAGAATCAATGCTTCAAATCCAAAGTCTGCACCTTTAACTTTAACATCATCATATCGTCTTAGTCCGTCTAGAGACTTCTCAAGAACTGAATACTGCTTAAAGCTGATGAATACATGGTCTGGGCGTCCACCTTCTCTTGCAATGCGACTAGTGACTTCAATCAATGCTTCTTTAACTGAATCAGAAGAACCATCATACCGAACTCCACCCAAACGAGTGCTATCAGTAGTTCTGTCAACACCGAAGAATGATGTTGATGTAGGAGTTGAGACTGGAATCCAAGATTGAAGTCCTGAGATAGAAGCGCCACGGTCACCTTTAACGAAGATGTAATCATTAGCAGCAATTGTACCAGAAGCAGTATAAGCTGTTGAGATTGTTACTGTAGCTGCTGATCTATCAACTGATGATACTGTCAAGTCAGTTATTGTACCGTTTGAATTTCGTTGAGTTCCACCAGTAGTAGCACTCCAGATGTTAAGAATTTGACCAACTTCGATGTTTGTGACATCTCCAGCTGATTTCATTGTGATAACAGTTGATGATGCTACAGTAGGCTCTGCATTGACTTGGCCGATGTTTCCATCAACTGAGCCATAAATCTTAGTAGCTACTGAACGAGATACAGCGTTAAGTGTTCCGTCCATTGTTGCTGTAAGGGAATCAAGAAATGCACCCTTATCAACTGCTGTTGCAAGAAGCAATCCGTCAATGTCAGCTGCACACATATCTCTAACATGAGTAATGTCGAATGCTACTGTACCTAAGGTCTTAGAACTGTTAGCAATTGCTGTAGCAGCTGTTGCTGAACGTCCTTGAGGGTTACCATAAATCAAAGGAAGCTTGTGTGGGCTACCCATGAAGTTTTCGTCTTTTGGTATAAGGGCCAATAGAGGGTTGGATTTGTAGACTAGGTTTTCTACCATTTGCTGTGAGTAATACTCTTTAAGCATCGCATCATAGCTTGATACATCTAAACTCATAATTTATTTTCCTTTAGGTTATTGTTATTATTATTAATATTACTTTTCCAGCTTGGCCAGTGCTCTGCGTCGAGCCTCTATTGGGTCAGCTGTTCCTACTGTTGCTTCAGATTCTGCAGATTGAGATACATGTTTACTTGACAGGGTGTTCATTGGTTTCGTTTTAATTCTCTGTTCTGTTGTTTCTTCTACTTGTTCTGGTTTCAATACACCTAGGAGCGTTTCTGCTTGTTCCTTGAGGTAATCTTCAACCATTGAGGCTGCTGCTTCTAATTCTAAAAGTTCTCCAGTCTCTTCAAATTGAGTCTGTGTTACTTCCCATATCAGATCTTGAGCTTTCATCGTGCTTGTTAACTTGTACTTGCTAGGTTCACTCTTGATAAATTCATCAATCTCTTTTACATAAGAATCAATAGTTTCGTTCTCACTTAGGTCCTGAGTGCCCACTTCTTGATCATCTTCTTCTAACTCTGCAACTTTGTTGGGATTTTCTAAACCGTCCTTGTAAGCCTTAAATTCATCTTTCATGGCTTTCATCTGATCTTGGATAGATAGCTCCTCTGTAGGTGCTGGATCTTCCTGGAGGTCTTCTCCCAACGCTAAGGTGAGGATGTCTTCCATTGAGAGTCCCAGATTCTTCAGAGCTTCTATAGGGTTTTCCTTAACAGATGATTTCAGGTTCTCATATTCTTTAGCCTGGTCCTGATAAGTCTTATTCTCTTGTTGTTGGGCTCTGACTGCTGCTTCCCTCTTGGATAACCTCTCGAAGGATTTAACGAAGTCATTACCTTCTGGAACTACTGTTTTATCGGTAACCTCTTGATTTGTTTGAGATGATGATGATGATGCTTCTGGAGATGTTCCTTCCGATGCTACTACTACTGTATTATGTGTGATTGGTGTTGTGATTTCGTCTGACATTACTTGGTTTCCTTTAGTTTGAATTGAATAATTTCTGCTGGTGGATTGGGTTTCATTAGTTCTTCTTTCATTATGTTGGCATATTTGGGTAACCACAAAGAGATGATCGATCTACCTATACCCATAATGACTACTATTTCCTTCTGTGTCTTACCTTGGCTGTGAAGCTCCCACATTCTTCTGTGTCTGTCATTCTTGAACCCTTCGTAGGTATGAAGGAAGAATGCTGCTTCTCGATAATATTCAGAATTATCTACTGATGTTAGGTTTGGGATGACAATAGACTCAAATCTGGAGTTCTTCTCTATGTCTATGAAGCCTGACTCTTCTAACTTCCTATCCCATTCTTGTTGTAACTCTTTGAATTCTTTTGACTTAATCTTCATGCTTGACTTTCTCAGTTTTATGTGTTATGGGGGATGTTCCTATTATACTAGAATGTGGTAAAACTTCAAATGTCAAGGAATATATTTAATAATTTAAATTATCATCATAATCATCATCATATCTCCAACTTAAATGGTTATCATCATCACTACTACCCATAATACCGAACTCAGACAATGGATTCTCACGTCTATCCTTCACTCCTGCAACAGCTGCTTCATAATCTTCATCGAACTCAGTCTCATATTCAGCCTTAGGTTCTTCGAGGAATGCCAAGCAATGTCTCCATCCATATAGAGTAGCATCGGCTAAGTGATTGTCACATGCTGAGTGTTCTACGTACTTGCCTTCTCTTTTCTTCTTATCGTCCCAGATCAGGTTTTGATACTCATCTGTTAATGATTGGCAATTAGGTTTGTATATTTTGATTCTTCCACTACCAAGGTCATCGTTAAACAACTGAATGTGATCAAACTTCCTAGTCTTGGTTGCTGCTCTGATAGGTAGGCCATGTCTCTTCTTAAGCTCTTCAATGGTTTGTGCTGCTGCTGAGTCAGCTATTATGGTTGTACATCCCCACGTTGCCATTAACTCCTTGCATTTCTCTGCTACTGCTGTGATGTCCATCCTTGTTTCTTTATAAGCATCTACTATGTAAAGGTCAGGATCATTGTCTTGCCATCTTAATACAGAGAAGGAGTTTGCATCTTTAAACCCAAAGTCAACAGCGAGGATTGTTGTTTCATTCTTAAATTCAGGTAAGATGTGAATATCATTAGCAGTTGTGTATTCATATACGAAAGAGTCTTCATCGATAACCCACTCATTGAGATACATTCTTCTAAAGGAAGGTAACTGATTGGCATCTGGGTTGTTCTCTAATGTCCTATCCATTACCTTTTTGATCTTAGCCCTCATGTAGGGGTTACTTGAAGCTGTCCATTGATGTACAGACCATCCTGCTTCCTTCTCTGTCGTTATATCAAAGAAGAGAGAATTGAGTATCTGAGAGACAGTAGATATGAGAACAATTTGCCCATCGTCATAATCAGCAATAGCAGGTTCAAGGTTCTCATATACCAACTTGCGAACATCCTGATGAAAGAATGCAGCTTCATCTATCACTACTAAAGGATACTTACCACCGAGGACCTTATCCATATCTGATGGTTTTGCATCTAACCCTTTGATTTTTATGACTGAACCATTAGGTAGTGAGCATGTGAGCTCAACAGAATTGAATTTTCCATAGAGATTGTGTTTATCATTGATGTCTTTAAGTGTTTGCCATACAGCCTGCTTTGCATTATCTCTGGTCAATGCTATGTAAAGGATGTCGACATTCTGTTCTCTATGAGCTCTCTTAAGCATCTTGATAGCGCAAGCTACTGTTTTGCCTGACCTTCTTGAGCATTTAGCTGCCAACAAAGGAGATTTATCATTCAGGAACGCATTCTGTTCATCAAAGCCAGGGGTTTCCCATACGATATTAAGTCTGGTATTCCTAGCCTTGAGTTCAGCAGCTGCTCTAGATTGTAGATGAGTTAATTTCAATTTAGTCGTTTTCTATTTCTATTGATGCAATGTTGGACCATGGGATCAATGCTTTTCGGTTCTTCTCTATGTCTTTCATAATAACACCTCTTGATACAAACTCTAATGATATTCGAGCACTAGGAGAGAACCTATCATTCTGAGCACCAAGAATAATAGTGTTCCTATGTGTTCTGACCATGATGATCTTAGGTTCTGTCTTCATTTCTTTATTAACAGTAGGGGATTCTATTTTTGGTTTAGCCATTATTTTCTTCCTTATTTTCTAATTCTTTGTCTGTGGTCTGTTCTAAAGCTCGGAGTCTTAGGTAGACAGATTGAGTCTGATTGTCTAATGCATCCTTGTGAAGAGTGATCAATCCTAGTTCATGGATCAATGCATCCATCTGAAGTTGTCTGATTGGGCTTGGCTTAATAGTCTCATTCATAACGTTTGTTTCCTTATAGGGTTAGTATACTATATGTGGTTGATATTACTTCTCAAAGTAAAATGGAAGGTAAATGGCATTGTCAATCCTAAACTGTTTTTTTGGTCTTGCGGTATAGAAGAAACCTTGCTCATACTTCCCTTCAATCAGTCGCTTAGCAATCCCGAGCTTCCGAAACATATGCTTAACATAGACATAGTGTATCACATTAGTGGAACCTAATATAGAAGTAATACTGAAGCCATAAATCTGGTCCTCATCTGTCGAGTTAACGGCCAAGGTGATTGTAACCGTAGGGTCACTGAAGAGCCTATTAAGCCTATCCTGCATCCCGCTATAGAATACAATATCAGTTGTGTCTTTATAAAGGTCCCGTTGTGACTTCAATACAGCATTAAATAAAAATCCTTTATCAGACTCTTCGATGTAACCTCTTAATATTACTTGTTCATTCATCATTATTATTTTGTCTTTCTCTCTAGTTCCACTATATTAGCAGTATCATTAATTAAATTCTTTAGCTCTTCATCTGTCATAGTGCTCACATCGATGCTTGATTGAAGCTCTCGGAGCTCCTTCTTTATCTCTAGGATGAGTTTGGAGTACCCTAGGATCTTTCGATATGATGATGGACAAAGCTGCTTGTACTCATATCTTTGATGTTTTTTAATGAACCTGCTGCTTTCTTGCTCTTTTTCTATAACAGAGAGATCGATGTTGATAATTGTTATAACCCTTGAATATGCTTCAAGTATCTTTGTTTCGTCAGTAGTCTTAGATTTAGATTTATTCTCCGTCGATTCCATAGAAATCCTCCATGTCTTTATCACCAATGTCATAGTCGTTATCATTAGCATTCTTCTTGATTTCAGTAATAGGCGTAACATTACCTGAGACAAGGATTGTAAATTCTGGGGTCTTGAGATAGAAGGTTTCGTATTGGGAAGATTTAATCGTGGTGACAAGGGTGTGAAGTTCTTGAGGGGTCATAGTGCTCTCCATAATGTGTTATTAGTATCTTCATATAGGTCGAGAGTGCCCACTTATTATTATAAGATTAAAATATGTCAATGATATAAGGGAGTTGTAAATATGAAGTTGGTGGTAAGAGTATTGCAAGGTCTCTATGTGTTTCAGTGATCATTAGAATGTTGATTCATTTCATGTAAAAAATGATCCCTGGAAATCAAATAGGTAAAGACTCCAGAGATCCAAAAAGAGATTCAGAGGCTGAGTGATACCTCTATGTTCAGTGTACCACAAAGACATAATGGAATCAAGCAATAGTGCTGGATAGGGTATTAAATCAATGATATTAGTGTTTTAGTATCATTAGGGGTATTATGAGGAATGTATATAGACATATGATTAAGATTAAGATTTATGTGTATAGGCATTTATATTATGTGAAAGAAAGTCCTCAAGTTTTGAATTGATTGATCCGATAAGATAGAATAATGGCTAGAAGGTGTCTCTGATGCGTTTGATTGCTTTAGCCTAGTGTGGGTATAGGTTGTAGCTAAAGAATGGACTGTGAGGAGTGTTAGACATGAAGAAGAAGTGTTCTCGATGTGAGGGGGGGAGAAAGACCATGATATATTTTATAGACATGGGATTCAATCCAGATGTATTGTTTCTGAGAGACATGGGAATTCATATCTTCAAGATTATCAAAAGAATAAAAAAACATAACATAAGAATCAATCCATCTGTATTAGCCTGAGGTGATTAGTCCCGACTCCAAGGGAGGGCTGAGCCGATGAGGCTATTAAAATCTTTTAGAACTCTTTAGAGATCGTTCTAAATCTTTATATAGAAGGGAAAATCTCATGTCTTATATATTACCCTCTAAAATAGTCCCACACTGTATATATAAATCCCACACTGTGCTTATACTTCCCACACTGTATATATAAATCCCATACTGTGCACATATTTATTGACACAGTGTGGGAAGTGTGATAAAATAAAAGTATGAATTAACAAAAAAAGGAGAACAGAATGTCAGAAAAGAATGAAGGAACAAATCAGATTCATCATTATGTTAATTGGGAGAAGATTAAAGATCTAAGT